ATCCCCATCGGTCCAACCCGTTAAATCTGTTGTAAAAGTTCCATTTGATATTGCGGCGGTGCTTAAAAGAATCCCACCATTGCGGTAAAATCTCAGATACAAATCTCCAAATTCAAGAATGTATGATTGATCGCTCCCGATAACGAAAGGAATTAATACTGTATTTTTTGAACTATCTTTTACTTCTCGAATGAACTCTGTACCAGGTCTTTTTGTCACACCACCTTGGGGCAAAACCACCATGTTCTGTAGTTCCTGACACCCGTTTGTATATTGGGCTAATGTTGTTCTCCCCCTCATATACGGCGAGAGTTCACCAGAACTAAAAGAACTTTGTAGGTGTACAGCTTTTCCCATGGATCAATATCTCCAACCAAAGTCATAGCCAAGTCTTGAATCCAAAAATGTATTCGCCTCGAGAGAATCAGGAGTATCTTCTTGACCATCAACTTGTTTTGCTAAAAAGAGCTTTCGATCAAAGTCTTCCTTTAACGATCCTATGCGTTGATTAGAGCCAATAAGAATATAACAAAAGCTTCGACAAATAACGGATCGTATTTTGTAACATCTTCGATACGAGCAATGTAAATAAGATTAACAACGTCTGAATCTGTTAACAGCTTTCCGCTTTCGATTTTGTAAACCATGGAATGATCTTCAAGGCCGACCAGGCGTATATAATCTGCTGGTAATGGATAGCTATTGGCATATCCAAAAGCAGGTGCGGTTACTTCCGACGCTAACGTTGCCCTTGTGACAGCAAAGTTCCATAGATGCATACGAAGAAGTGTATCAAGAGTACGATCAAAAACTAAGTTGCAAGCATTTGCTGCTTTATTACCATCGGTAAGAGAAGTTATAGGATTGCATCCAATCAAGAGGAGTGCGTTGTTGCATATTGAAACTTTACTGTTGGCCATAACATCGCCTCCTAAAATTTAATAGGAGTGTCCGAAGACACCCCATAGTCATTTACACATACTTCATGATGAGCGTAACATCACCCTCGGCTGCTGTTGCAGCTGCGGTTGTTGCCTTCATACCCACATAAAGTGTACCACCTGGATTAGAAGTTAAACTTCCAATTTCCCAAAGTGGCTTTCCTATTTTATTAATGTCCAAGGCTTCAAATAAGATCTCTACCCCGGTTGTGTTTGCCGCTTGAAGCGTTGTAATTGCGGATGCAAAACAATCCACATCAATTGCTGTTCCACTTGTTTTTCCTGCAATGTCATTTCCATAATAGAGACCTACATCAACGGCAAGCGCTGGTGTTGCTCCACTATCTAGGTCATCATTAAAGACCATCAAACTTACAGGAACTGCCCCGGATGGTACAGGAAGAAATAAGAAAATATCATTCTGCTCATCCGTTGAAGTTGTAGCAACGCTGTTTGTAACAAACGCTACCTTTAGCCCATTACCAGTCTGCCCGAAAGACCCTTGCAAAGAAGGGGAAGCTTCTAGGTTTGTGATTAATGTGCTTTTAGCTGTACTAGCTGCCATTGTTTAATTCTCCTTTAAATTGTTCGGCACTTCTTGCCGCCGCCCTTTTTTCCACCTTTTTTAGCCATAGCTAATCTCATTTGCTATGAATTATGTTTTGCGTGGGTCACAAGCAATTTGAATTACAGCTTCTTCGTACATGCGGGTAGCGCCTGCATCGAAGTAAGAGTGTAATTGCTGTGGATGACCAACCTTATCAACCCGAGGTGCAAGTTTTGTTGTTAGAGGTTGACGCTCTAAAACTTTCACGGCGTTACGTGCAACAACATAAACAAGCTCATCAGAAGCTGAGTCTACACCAGTTTCTTCATACTGAACGTAGTTCATTCCAAGATAGCCAGCTAAGGCAGGCTCAAATCCTGAACTTTCTAAAGGACGAGCTGTCACATAGTCACCGCTGCTTGCACGAGCATGGGCTAACACGTTTGCTAATTGGCCAGCGGGAGCAATACAGACGAAGTCTCCCATAGCATATTTTTGCTTTAGCTTACGAATTGCTCCCATGAGTTTGCCTGGTGTCAAACCTTTGTCACCTGCAGTCAAATCAAGGTCAAACGTAATATCACTCACAGCAATCTTTGAGGCTGCAGGAAGAGCAGTAGACGTTGTTGTTCCAGAAGCTTGAACGACAGCACTTCCACCAACTGCCCCAATGATGATGTCATCCATCTTGCGCCCAAGGCTAAATGCCATACTCTTTAAGAGCTCAGACGTTGGGTCGGATACCATATCCATCAAGTCATTAATGTCAGGTGTGTAGGCTGCATAATGTGTTTGGAATGTAATTAAACGACGCTCGTAGTTCTCACTGTCAGGTGTAATATCCTGTAAACGAGATGTTTTTTGATGCGACGTTGTTACACCGATTTTATCCACGTAGGACTTTTGTCCTTTTGCTACTTCACGTGGAAAGATATTAATGAGTCGGGATCCTTCTTGTTGCAATTCAAGCAATAAATTGTCATTGAAAAGCGTAAGGAAACGATCACTAAATGTTCCTGTTACTGCCATTTATAAATCTCCATTTTGTTTATCAATACAAAACACGCTCACCCCTCTTGGTATAAAGAGTTAAGGCGTTGAACCGCAGCAGCATCCCCTCGGCGATATCGAGACATAAAGTCTTTGTCTGACCTCAACCGGGCGATTTCGCTTTTTCGTAGTTCATCGCTTTTTGCAAGTCGTGTAGCCGTATCCGATTGAACAAGCTTATCCTCTGACAATTCTCTTCCAATCTTGGCAAAAGCTTTTACAAGAGAAGGATGATTACCAAGACCGGTATCATCCATATACTTTTTAAAAGCTTCGTCTGTATAGGCATCAAGCGCCTTTCGAGCGTTTCGAACTTCTGAATCGAAATTAGCACCAAAGTCTTTTTTGAGCTCAAGTATGTAATGATCCGCCTGGATCTGCTTGGATTTCTCCATCGCTTCACGTTGCTTTAACTCAAGACCTTTATACCATTCGGCCATATTTCGAACACCCTCTGCAGACATTCCGGTTTCATGTGCTTTCTTTTTGAATTCTTCAACAACACCCTGATTGTAGGTCTCAGGAACTATACCTGAAAGATCGTATCCTTCGTGATCTTTTGGCCTACCAAGGCGTTCATAAATCATATTTCGTTCAGAGTCTGTAATCTCTGCACCAATGATAATTTCCTTAACACCACCATTTTCGCTGACTTGAGGAGAGGCTTGTGTGGGCGCCTCTGAGCTGTACGTTCCTTGTACAGGCGTAGGTGTTACTTCTGGTGTTGCTGTTTCTGTTGTTTCCACGGTCATATTTTCTCCTGTTCGGTTTGCGCTGAGAACATCTCTGATCGGTAGCTTCGAACAAGCTCTCGTATGTCCTCTTCCTTTAAGGCCAGCAGTTGTAAAATGTGTAGTGCAACGGCCCTTTTTCCTTCGTTAAACGATGTTGTATGAGGATCGTTTGCTACGAAAGACTGTTTATAAAATCCTGCAAAGTCAAAAATAGCAGCAAGTACAAACTCTCCAATACTCCCACTAAATACTTCTTTATACTTAGTTTGCTTTCTGTTGATAAACGTCATGGAGCTCCTAATCCTGTAAGTCCTATTTGTGCTGTTTGTGCCATGTCTTTCATTCCTGAAGCTGTGTTCTTTGCTGTTTGACCCAAAGCCGGTCCTGCTTGTAGCATTAAATCAACCATTTGTTTTTGCTCGTTTATTTTGCGCTCTTGATTGATTTCCTCTTGTGTCTTTAATATTTGGAAAGGAACGCCGAGCAAATCTGTCATCATCCCAATAAGACTTTCAGGTTTTAATACCGTCAATATCGTAGGATCGGATTGAGCAACTGTTTGAATAAGTTGTAAGAAAGTTGCAGTAGCCTCAAGTTGACGTGCACGATGTGTCTTAGCAAGAGGAGCTGTGTATTCTATCTCTGTTTCCTGCCCACGTATTTCTTCAGGAATATCGTTTGGCTCATACATCGTATCCAAAACAAAGATTAAAACTCGATCCAAAAGTCGTTCGAGATATTCTTCTTCGTATCGATTGATGAATGGGGCTATGCCATTGAGTTCTTCTGCCGCTCTCTTTTGGACTTCTGCCGCTGTTCGTATGCTGTTTTCTCGATTAATAAGTGGATCAACGAAAAAAGCATTACGTATAGCTTGACGTCTTTGCTCTAAGACTTCAAAAGCAAGTTGTGTTTTACCGCCTGTGAGCAAAGGTTCAATAAGCCTCCTACCATCAGGACTCATACCACCAATGTTCACACCGTTCGGCATTGTCTTGAGCGGAAGAATCACTCCATCCGAAGCTGCAATTAAAGGGGGGAATGCCTCTAATTGAAAACTTCGGATAGCTGTTTCAGACATGACGTTAATCATCCTAATATCGCTTAAAGCATCCCATGCGGGGCTTCCACCGTAAGGCTCACCTGTTCGTTTCCAAAACCTGAAAACGATAAAGGGCATTTCCTTAAATCCGCCTTCGGATAATAAAATTTGCTTATCCCTTAAAACATAGCAACTTTTAAACTTCATCTTGTTACGTTGCTTTGCTTCGGGCATATAATCTTCACTTGGAAAGACCGCATGAATAACTTCAAAAAGTTGATCTGGATCTTTCTCTAAAACTTGCATAAGATCCCGAGTAAACTCACCCGTACCAAACTCTTGAGCTATTTGCCTTATAGGAAGTTGAAAATAGCGAAAAACTGTATCCGGGGCACCTTTAAAACTCTCTGCAATAAAAAGCTCTGTGACAGGTATGGATTTAAAAACAAGCTCCTTTTCACCTGTTTTTTCATCTTCGACTTCTGTCACAAACAGACAAGCAGTACCATATGCAATCCAATCGGTTGTCACTTCGATATGAGGAAGTCTCCAATCCCCACAAAGAACGCCATAAGCTTTTTCACTAACTTCATAAAGAAAGCGTCTTACCTTTTCGTTTTGATCAAGAATTGGGTCGGACATACGATAATCAAACCAACGCTCCCCTTGACTTGTCATTTCTGTAACAACACGGGCAGCCAGAGTACGACACGCAACAATACCTGTGATATCCAAAACCTTCTTTTGTCGTAATTGTGCAGGGGTATTTGTTCTAAGATTTGAATAGGATCCTCGACTTGGAAGAACAAAGTCTGTAATTTCATCCCATACAGGTTCATAATTCGATCGAATAGAACGAAGAGAATCAAACCGGCTTAAAATACGTGAAACAAGTTTAATGTTTTTAGCGTCAAGACTTGAGCTGTCCTTAAACCCATACTTCGCATCAATACCTGAGTTGATCATGAACTGCTCCCAAGAATTGTTGTCGTTGTTGGAGTTTGCGTTGTTTCTGTAAGACTTGTACCTTCCCCAGTTCCTTCGGAGTTAGCGCCCATCTTTCCAGCTTGATAGCGTTGAGCTCTTTGCTTTTCAAGCTCAGCTTGCATTTCAGGATCTGGACCTGTGTCTTCTACGACCGGAGCGGCTGCTGCTGCCGGAGCTGCAGGCGGAGGAGCTTCTACTTTTCCGCCACCACCATTCAATCTTTTTCCAATAACTAACATTTTCGCCTCTTCTATCTAGACATTGGCTTTGAAACAACCGGTGTAGGGGCTGCCGGTTTCTTACCTAAAATTGTTTTACCGCCCGCCGTGTTGTAGCCGCCTTGTTCTGCTTGTTTCATCATGCTAAGTTCGCTTCCTGAATCCGCGCTTGTTCTTGCATCTCCCCAATAGAGTTCATCCACAGTTGCTAGCACACTTTTTCCTTGCCGAGCTGATTCTTGAAACACTTGGGATAGCCCAGCCTCATTAGCTTTCATTTGATTAACTTGTTGATTTAAACGAGCGGCTGTCTTGTTATGAATTGTGGGATCGTTGTACTGTCCTGTAGCAAAGTTATACGACTGGCCTGGGGCAAGATAAATTCTTGGGTTTTGAATAGCATAAGAATTCCACCCATTACGATCCCCTTCCGTGCTAGGGTTTCTGACATAGGCTCCTATACTCCAAGGATTTGTAACAACAGGAGAATTTTGTGAAACAGAATAATCTGAATAGCCACTATAGTTACCCGCAGGAGTGACTCGTAAAGCTCTTGATACAGCATAACTTGCGTTTCTTGTCATTGCTAAAATGTCGTCGAGAAGAATGCTAAGCGAACTTCGCGTTGCCATTTTTATGCCCCTAAAATCGTACTTTGATTCGAAAGGGTTTTATCTTCGATCTTCTCCGAAGTTAATGGCACACCTTCACCACCTGTGTTGTCAGTAGCGGCTAGGCCTTGTGCTCTTTTTTGCCTCGCTTCTTCAATGGCTCTTTGCTTTGCCACTTCCTCGCTGTTGTCTGTTGTTGGGGCTGTTGGTGCGGCTACAGGTGCGGGGGTTGCGGGAACTTCAGGGGCTTTGTTCCACCTTTTTGAAATCTTTAACATCGTTAACCTCAACAGAATTTGTCAAGTCTAGTGTAACAAACGAAGATTTAAAAAAGTTTGGTGGATTTTTTAAATTTCAAAAATGTCGTAATTTTCAGAAGTAATATGTTCTTGATCTCTTCCTGCCATATTAGGATTAAAATAATCGTACGAAGAAATAGCATAGCTTTGACCTAGTTTTCCTAGATCATGTCCTCGTTGCATACCCACAGCTAATGTCCGTAAAGCATCTGCCGCATCACTATGCCCCACGCTATCGTGAAAAGGCTCGTCAAGAAACTCACCTGTAATTTTATTTTGTTTTGCCCTATATTGTTTAAGGTGATCAATCCCCGCTTGACATTTTGACGCATCAATCCTACATGTATATAAAAACGCCTGTGTTATGGAGATTCCTTCTTGTTGCGTTAACTTCTTGGCAACACGGACTTTCATACCATGTTGTTTAAAGATAGATAACCTCGATCGATTTGTCTCCCACGAAACATGGGAAACATCATGCGGCAAGATGTGATAATCGTATACATACGGCTTTGATTGAACGAGGTTGATGTAATGGAAGATGTCTTCTTGTTTGTTCTCGTAATAGTCTATAATGCGTGTAACATTGTTGGAGTGTATATCCTTTTGGGCAAACCAAATTATCGTCTTATCCGTCGTCCCAAGATCCCACCCAGTAATGACAGGAATAGTGGGATCCCACGGAACATCCGTAACAATCCCCTTCGACACCTCCTCGAGTAAATCACTATAGTACGTCCCTTGCACACTTGCTTCGAAAGAGCACATATATTCCTGATCAAACTTTGATTGTGGCATACTTTCTTTTATTTCCTTTATTTGCGCCTTGGTTGCTACGTTCGTATCATAAATCGTCTTCTTAATGGCGAACCAACTATGTTTCCCACCCGCTTGATCGAATAATTCCCGAAAAAGGTTATCCCCTTTAGGTGTACCTATAAACAACGCCCCACCATTATTCGCCCGTAATGCTGGAAACACAGCTTCATACCATGTATCTCTTGGCATCTGGGCTACTTCATCCATAACAACAAAATGAGGGTGAACACCTCTAATCCTATCCGGGTTATCAGCCCCGGCTAATTCTATCGTCGCCATATTCGGAAGCGTTATAATTAATTCCGTCTCGTTAATCGTATGGGGGATGTTTCGAAGGAAGTACTTAATCTCTCGCCAGGCTATCTTCTTCGCCTGTAATTTTTCAGGGGCGATATAGATAAATTTTCCGCCTTGTCTTGCTCTACATTCCCATGCTCTACGAATAAGTTCATTAATCGCTAGCCACGTATTGTGTGTCAACGTAAACTGCCTACCTGCACAAAACAATCCGTCCACCGCATCAACCGTTAGGCACCTCATCTTCTTTTTCTCACCCGTTGGCTTTATATCTCTCACCACATCATAATGATCAATCAGGCAATCCTTTTTCTTATTTGGTAATGGATACTCCGCATACGGGGAATGCTTAAAAGGAACTTCTTCCGGCTTAAAAATCACATAATAAAAAGGGAACTTATCATTTTTAACAAGCCGTTTGTAGAATAAAGTTCTCCAGCCAAGGGATCGAACAAGACTGTACGCCATTTTACTCACTTGCTCATTTGACGAAATAAATCCCCACTGAAACGATATCTCCCGCCCCAACGTATATTTCGTATTCCCACGTGTAAAAATAGTACCACCCGCATCCATCAACCCCCTCACTAACTCCAGCCTCCTGGGTTTCGAAAGAAATATACACCGCTCATCCATCGTTCGAAGAAATCCAGGGGTCAAACCTATAACCTTCTCCGCTTGGTTATGATCTACATACACCCGATTGCCCCGGGAACTGTTGATCAATAATACTTTCGGGTACCTATTTGAAAACTCTTCTATCGTCTTCTTTGTAATCAACATCGACTTCCCCGCTCCCTGGTCTCTTGCCACACGAAGCTGCCTCCCTAACAATAACCCGTAGCTGTATTCATCAATCGAAAAAGCCTTATCATCACACTCCAAACCCTCAGCACGAGGTAAAATCACCTTCCCTACATCTTCCCTCTTCATCGCCTCCATCATCTCAAGCGTCGTCATAACCTTCCACTTCGGCCCGTACTTCGTAAATGTACTCTCCTTCGTCCTCCACTTCGGTGTTAACGCCGCTTGCCATAAATGATCCTTACACGCCTCTATCACCCCATCCCTCGTCTCTACCCGATACACTTCCTCCTCTACCTCATCATGCGCCTCTAAAACAACCGTCTCCGAAGAAGATCCCCATAAAATATCCCCAGCCTCGATATCACTTAATCGAACAAACCCAGAGCCAACACCATCCCGTATCACACTCCCTAGCCTTGGTATCCACGTGTCAACCGCTAGCCTCTTGCCCGCTCCACGATGAAACACAACAACACCAAACCTTTTCTCCCGAAGAAGATTATGCACCTCTACTTGATGCTTGCTCGGTGTGTACGGTATCACCAGCTCCTTCTTGTTCCCAGGCCTCATAACTCCATACGGAGCCTCCGCACTCATCCTCTCTATCTGCTGCGCTAATATCTTCTCTTCTACATTCTCCAGCAAATACGTCTGCTTCAAAAACCTTAAATCCCTCTTCTCACTCTCCGTTAGCTCCTTACGCTTACCCCCACGGCTACCCGCTTTTAACCCTACATCTATCTCCGCTCCAGCTTCCGCTTCCGAAAGAGTCCCCACTCCAACTAAGTCATCCCCTGCACATATATCCGTCCCACTAACAAGCTTCTTCCTCCTCTTCCTACCATCAGCTTGCTCCACTTCCCTCGAGAGAAATCCACCCGGTACGATAAGCTTTACCTTATTCGCCATTCGTGTCCTCCCCATCACCAACAGTACTCGAGGAAATAACGCTCAACTCGTTCGAAGGAACTCCATCCTTTTTTGTTGTCCACCTCAGTTCAATAACATCCACCCTCTCCTCCTTCGTCGCTACTGCTGATAACGTCGGATGCTGTAACGCCCTCAGCTCCTTCGCATACTTTAACCCCTCTTCCCACGTCTCTGCCCGAAGTAACGCCCTCTCCAAAAACCTTCGGCTGTCTCCTCCTATCCACTCAATGTCCTCTTTGCTAATCTTTCCATTCGCCACAATAACAACCCCTGTCTCCTAAACTCTTCTCTTAATAATTCTACCAGGTACAACGCTCTATAAGAGCCTATTGTTCGTAGAATCATTAACAAAATGAGAAGTGGCTAAGAGAAAATTATAAAAATTTTGTGGGGTGACCCGGTTTAAAATATAAAAAATTTTGTTGGCGAAAAATTTAGTGGGGCGACCGGACCTTCTATTCTTCGCGCGCATGGGGGGAGGCACCCCCTGTAGGCCGCACAATTCCTTGCTAATGACTTCTTAGTTGCTCTGGCGCAGCTTATCGCGGAGCTCTAGGTAGGAATAAACAGTTACCCTACCTATCTTAAGCCTACGCGCTATCTCCGTTTTAGGCACACCTCTGTCGACAGCATCGTAGAGATACTCCTGATCTTCTTTTGATAGCTTGCGCACGCTTCCCTTAAAGGCCCCCTTAGCCTTAGCTATTGCTATCCCCTGCCTCTGCCTCTCTCGAATGAAAGATCTTTCAAACTCTGCAAACGCCCCCATGACCGAGAGGAGCAACATGCTCATAGGAGAGTCTTCTCCTGTAAAGGTCAGGTTCTCTTTTAACGATGTAAGCTTTGCTCCTGATTTAACAATGGTACTAACAAGATTACGCAAATCCATTAGGTTACGAGCTAATCGATCTAAGCTCATGATAACTACCTCATCCCCAGGTGCCAGTATCATTAATAGCTTAGTTAGCTCAGGCCTATTTGCAGTGGCGCCTGTGAACTTATCAATGTAGATGTAAACAACCTTCTGCTGGTTTAATCCTTCTATCTGCCGTTCAATACTCTGATCCTCATGGCTTACACGGCAATATCCAAACTTACGTGACATATATAACTTTCCTTTCTATGTTTGGGTCATGTCTATACCAATACATATGTGTACTGGTAATATGAAATTCAAGTGATATAAACACATAATTTGCATCATTTTAACCACAATAAATTGTGTGGCTGAAGTGCACTTCAGTTGAACACAAAACAGCCTCGAAAATACAAATTACGACCGTAAATCTCCAAGCATTTTCCAACAACAAAAAGCGGCTAAATTCCCTACAACCAGCACAATTGCTCATATCTTCTCTCTCTACCCTACCTCTAGTCCCTTATTTAAGGGCTACCCCTTTAAAATGGGGAAT